ATGAACCATTTATAGTTAATGATCCAGTAATACTTACTGAGCCGGTAAATTGATGTGTGTTATTTAATAAAGTACCAAACTTAGTAGATCCAGTTACAAAATCAGTAGATGAAGTAATTGTTTGTGCTACTATAGTTTGAGCAGTTAAAGTACCTCTAACAGTAAAATTATCTGCTGATGATGCTGTTAATGAATTTTGTGCCCATGAAGCTGTTCCAAACAATGAGCTTGTTATAGAAGTTGCAGAAATATTATCTACATTAGTAATATCATATCCGCCAAGAGATAAATTTCCTTGCATTGCTCTAGTACCATCAACTAACAAATACTGTTGGTGATCATCTGCTTCTAATCCTAATAAGTTGCCATGTAAAGTAACAACTCCTGTTCTTGATGGAGATGCAAAACCAAGTCTAGGTCTTTCATCAATTATAGATTGAATACTAGAACTATCTGGAGTTACAACTATAGAAGCAAATAGAGCAAATTGTTCAGTTACAAAGCTTGGAGGAGTTGGTAAATTACCTGCTTCAGCCGCTTCAACATTATCATATAGTTCTTGACCATAGACAAGGAAATACTGTGTAGTAGGAAGACCAATCATATATAATGAATGCTTCACATACTTTCCAGATGGAATTGATTGTAGTGTGCCAAAGCTAGCACTATCATATAAAGTATTGCTTGCTGTTGTTTGACTTGCTACTCTAGTAAAAGCAGAACCTCCTATACCAGTTCCTGATGAGCCACTTCTATATAATGCATCAAAAGTTATAGGAGTTGCTCCAGTTGTAGTAACCCTATGTTCAGAAAAGAAAAATATAGCAGATGTTACATCAAGACTTCTAGATACTATTCCTTGAGTAGTTATTCCTCCTGATTGGAATATAGGTCCTAACGCGTCTCTAAATAATCGATCTACATAGTTTGAATAGTGATGTGCATCTAAAGGAGTTCTATCTATATAAACAACAGATGAATTATCTGTCATTACCCTTCCTATAGGCACATTAAACCTAGAGTTTGGCTCTGTTGCTGAAGACGTTAAATTTCCTGAGCTATTATAATAAACGTATCTATCTGCATTTGCTGGAAGCGTTATTTGTCTAGAAACATCTGTAGAGCCTCTAGTATTAATTTTTCTTAAATTATGATTAGGATAGTTTCCTGTAGTCATTACATATCCTACAGATTCTGCTACTTGGATAGTTAATCCACTAGCTGTAGTTAGAGCACCGCCATCAATAATACCCATTGTACTAGCAAAGGATACTAGATCTCCAATTTCTGTTTGAGTAGCATTAGGTTCTCTTACCCAATCTATACCTCCATAAAGTACTACGGATGCAGTATTTATACCTGCTCCACCACTTGGTATTAAAAGAATATTTCCTCCAGGATTTGCAAATATACTTGCAGTAACTGATGACGAAACAAATAAAGATCCTGTTATTGATGTTCTACTATTTATACTAACTACAGAACCATTATCTGTAATATTTGATGGAGCTACATGTTCATTACCAGTACCTTTTATGATAACATTAGCAGCTATATAAATTTCATTTCCTAAATTATTATAGGTTTCTGGGCCTTGAAGGAAGTGAGATGATGTTACTCCTGCAGCACTATCTGCTTTATGAACAGAGAGCCATTCATCGTGAAGTGAATCATATAAAAAAGATCCTGATACTTGTGGACTAGATCCTGAATCAATTACGGCAAGCCCTCCAAATCTAACTGATGGACTATTAGTATTTACTGTAATTAAATTTGTACCAACATTAAGTGTAGATTGACTAATATAAGTAATAGAAGCAGATCCTAATACAGTTAAGTTTTGTAATACAGTTAAACTTCCAGATACTGTAGTAGTATTACCAGAGACTGTAAGTATCGCTGAAGCAGTTGCAGTATTTGTAGTACCGTCTGATACTAAAACTCTACCTACTGCAGCATTATTTATTGTATTAAATCCTGTACCAGATGTTCCACTAGAACCAGAACTACCTGATGTACCACTAGTACCTGAGCTTCCAGATGTGCCAGAAGAACCGCTTGTGCCAGATGATCCTGATGTACCCGTTGAACCTGAACTGCCTGATGTTCCACTAGAACCAGATGTGCCAGATGATCCATTTGCTCCAGATGTGCCAGAGCTACCTGATGTACCAGAACTACCAGATGATCCGCTAGTACCACTTGAACCGCTAGATCCATTTGCTCCACTTGTACCACTAGATCCTGCAGAACCGCTAGATCCTGAGGTTCCAGACGAGCCAGAAGTACCATTTATGCCAGATGTACCAGAACTACCACTAGTTCCAGATGAACCTGAAGTACCTGAAGAACCTGCTGAACCAGTTGAACCAGATGTACCTGAACTGCCTGAAGTACCAGAAGTACCTGAACTGCCACTAGTACCGCTTGTGCCTGAAGAACCAGATGTGCCTGAACTACCTGATGTTCCTGTTGAACCAGAAGTACCAGATGTTCCACTAGTACCGCTTGAACCCGATGTGCCATTAGCACCAGAAGTTCCTGATGTGCCAGATGTAGCGGCAGTAAATGATGTTCCATTTATACTTAAAGATCCGGTAATGCTTACAGATCCTGTAAATTGATGCGTATTAGAAAGTTGAGTACCGAATCTAGTAGATCCAGTTACAAAATCAACAGATGATGTAATTGTCTGAACTACAAGTGTTTGAGCTGTAATAGTACCAGAACTTACAATACTTCCAGTTACATTAAGAGTATTATTTAAGAAAGATAAATTTGTTGATGCAGTTGCAGCATTTGTAGTACCATCAGATAATATTATTCTACCTTGAGCTGCATTATTAATAGTATTAAATCCTGTACCAGACGTGCCGCTAGAGCCAGATGTTCCACTTGATCCAGATGATCCAGATGTACCACTTGAACCTGAGGTTCCAGATGAGCCAGAAGATCCTGATGTACCTGAGCTACCAGATGTACCAGTAGATCCACTTGTACCTGTAGAACCACTAGTTCCGCTAGAGCCAGATGTTCCAGTAGAACCAGAAGTACCTGAACTACCTGATGAACCACTAGTTCCATTTGCTCCACTAGTACCAGAGCTACCACTAGTACCAGACGATCCGGAAGTTCCAGACGTTCCACTTGAACCGCTAGTACCACTTACTCCACTTGTACCACTAGATCCAGAAGATCCACTAGTTCCATTTGCTCCACTAGTTCCTGAAGAACCAGTATTACCTGAGGTACCAGATGTTCCTGTAGCTACTAAGTTAGTTCCAACGCCTGCTGCACCAGTAGTTATGTCTATAAAATATCCACGAGCATTTCCACCTTGTTCAAAAAATCTAAGTCTATTTTGAAAAACATCTATTGTTACACCACTACCAGTTAGTGTTGTATTTGTTTCTGCTTTTCCTAATAAAAGTTCTCCACCTTCATCTCCACCAACAGTACCTAAAATTAATTTTGGACTAGCACTACCAGTAATAGTAAGTATAGATCCATCAAATATTAAATTAGCTTCTGCGTTTGCTGTGTTAGTAGTACCTAATGATGTAATTACTCTATTGTCTGCTGGGTTAGTGATTGTATTAAATCCAGTTCCAGAAGTGCCAGAGCTACCTGATGAACCAGAAGTTCCAGTTGAACCAGAAGATCCGCTAGAACCACTAGAGCCAGATGTTCCAGTTGATCCACTAGTTCCTGTAGATCCAGAAGATCCGCTAGAACCAGAAGTGCCTGAACTTCCACTCGTGCCTGTAGAACCAGAGGTACCAGCACTACCTGAACTTCCAGAAGTTCCACTTACACCAGATGAACCACTAGTTCCAGAAGATCCAGAAGTTCCATTTATACCAGACGTACCTGAAGATCCAGATGTTCCAGTAGAACCACTAGTACCTGCAGATCCACTAGTTCCTGAGGTTCCAGAAGATCCAGAAGTTCCACTAGATCCAGAAGTACCTGATGTACCACTAGTAGCTGTAGTAAATGAAGTTCCATTTATAGTTAATGATCCAGTAATGTTTACTGAACCAGTAAATTGATGCGTATTAGTTAGTAAACTTCCAAATATTGTTGAACCAGTAATATATTCTTGAGAAGCAGTAATATTTTGAACAATAAGAGTCTGAGCAGTTATTGTTCCGTTACTTGATATGCTACCAGTTACTTGTAGTACGTTATTAGAAAAAGATAAATTAGATGAGGCAGTTGCAGCATTAGTTGTGCCATCAGATAATATTATTCTATTAGCTCCAGGATTATTAATAGTATTGAATCCTGTGCCTGAGGTGCCAGAACTACCACTCGAACCCGATGATCCAGATGTACCTGCACTACCAGATGTACCAGTACTACCACTTGAACCACTAGTTCCGCTAGAACCAGACGTGCCTGCAGATCCACTTGTACCTGTAGATCCAGAAGAACCAGATGTTCCAGAAGATCCACTAGTTCCGTTTACTCCAGAAGTGCCTGAGCTTCCAGATGTTCCAGAAGATCCACTAGATCCGCTAGTTCCTGTAGACCCTGAACTACCTGATGAACCAGAAGATCCTGCTGTACCACTAGAGCCAGAAGTTCCAGTTGAACCTGACGAACCAGATGTTCCTGTTGAGCCAGAACTTCCTGATGTACCAGTACTACCACTAGAGCCAGAAGTTCCAGTTGAACCAGAAGATCCAGAAGTTCCTGTATTACCTGATGTTCCACTAGAACCAGACGTGCCTGCAGATCCACTAGTACCATTAACTCCACTAGTACCAGAACTTCCAGATGAACCAGAAGTACCTGTTGAGCCAGATGTACCAGAAGAGCCAGATGTTCCAGTGCTACCACTAGATCCTGAAGTACCTGTTGAACCTGAAGATCCTGCGCTACCACTAGTACCCGTAGATCCAGATGTTCCGCTAGTGCCAGAAGTACCAGAAGAACCATTTTGGCCAGATGTACCTGAGCTACCAGATGTTCCACTTGAACCTGATGTACCGCTTGTACCTGATGAGCCAGAAGCCCCAGCTGTATTATAATATAATTGTCCTGTAGTTTCGTCTATAACTACAAAACGAGATAAGTTATTTAGTGTAAGGTCTTTAACAGCTAAAGAACCAGTTACAGAAACACTACCAGTAAACTGATGTGTATTAGATAGTTGCGATCCAAATCTAGTAGATCCTGTTACAAAGTCAACAGAAGATGTAATCGTTTGAACTACAATTGTTTGTGCAGTTAAAGTGCCTCTTACTGTAAAATTATCAGCTGAAGATGCTGTTAAGGAATTTCTAGCCCAACTAGCAGTGCCATTTAAACTTCCTGTAATACCTCCTGATACTTGTAGAGATCCTGATATCTGCACTTCATTTCCTGCAGCGTATATAAGATTACTTCTATTGCTGTCATCAGTTCCATTACCTACAATAAAAGCTGCGGGTACGGATGATGTAGCATTCCATTGGCCCTGTACGTGTTGGTGATTAGCTAATGCTATTGTTTGATAACCTTCGGCATGTGAATATGCACCGGATGCTATTGTTTCTTGACCTTCAGCATGTGAGTAATCTCCTATTGCTTGTGTAAAATCGCCTTCGGCATGTGAGTAGTTTCCTATTGCTTTAGTAATACTTCCTTCAGCATGTGATTGTTCTCCTGTTGCTATATTTCCCTCTAATCCTTGAATAAGAGAGCCGGTTATAGATAAAGTATTATTTGTATAAGTTAAATTAGACGATGCAGTTGCTGCATTTGTTGTACCATCAGACAATATTATTCTGCCTTGACCTGCATTGCTAATAGTATTAAATCCAGTTCCTGATGTTCCAGAACTGCCACTACTTCCTGAAGAACCAGAGCTACCACTAGTACCTGCACTACCTGAAGATCCTGATGTTCCTGTAGAACCAGAAGTGCCTGAACTACCTGAAGATCCTGATGTTCCTGTAGAGCCTGATGAACCAGAAGTACCACTAGATCCTGATGTACCTGTTGATCCTGATGAACCACTAGTACCTGAACTACCTGATGAACCTGAGCTACCCGAACTTCCACTAGTACCAGAAGATCCGCTTGAGCCTGATGTTCCTGTAGAGCCTGATGAACCAGAAGTACCACTAGATCCTGATGTACCTGTTGATCCTGATGAACCAGAAGTACCACTAGATCCGCTTGTACCACTTTCTCCACTTGTGCCACTAGATCCAGACGTACCAGAAGTTCCTGCACTACCAGATGTTCCTGTAGAACCCGACGTGCCTGAACTACCGCTAGAGCCTGATGTTCCACTTGAACCAGCGCTACCACTTGTGCCTGATTCTCCAGAACTGCCAGATGAACCTGAAGATCCTGATGTTCCAGTACTTCCAGAACTGCCAGATGATCCACTTGTACCAGATGATCCTGATGAACCACTAGTACCTGAACTACCTGATGAACCTGCAGTGCCACTAGTTCCACTAGTAGCAGCAGTAAACGAAGAGCCGTTTATAGTTAATGATCCAGTAATATTTACTGAACCTGTAAACTCGTGTGTATTAGATAACTCAGAGCCAAATATAGTTGATCCTGTTACATATTGAATTGACGATGTTATAACTTGAGCTACAATAGTTTGAGCTGTTAATGTACCCCTAACTAAAAAATCGTCTGCTGATGATGCTGTTGAAGCTAAGGTTGCATTTTGAGCCTGTACTACATCATTAATATTATAGTTTTCTGTATCTCCATTACCTTTAATTAATTGAATAGTATCCGGGAATACTTGTATAGCTGTTACAAATGCATTAGGAGTGTTAGATGCGGTAAGTGCATTTACTGCCCAACTTGCAGTTCCAAATAAAGAACCAGTAAACGAGCCAGAAAATGAATTAGAAGTAGAGCCAATTGTAACTATTTCTTCGCCATTAGAACCAGATTTTTTAATAAATGCTAAACCATCATAGGTATTAAGTGCTATCTCACCAAATTGTAAAGACGCTGTGTCGGGTACTCTACCCGGTACTGCGGATCTGCGAAGCTTAAGAAACTGGTTTGACATGTGCCCTTTGTTGATTTAGTATATACTTGCTAAAAGACTATATAGCCTCACGTATAAATATTAGTAATCTCCTAAATCCATAGTATCAAAGCTGCCAGAATCTCCAAAAGAATCAATATTTTGTATAGTCAATGAACCTGTCTTTTGAGATGTAGAAGTTATATAGACAGATCCTGATATAACGAAGTCATTACTTTGTCCACTACCACTTAAAGTTAGTTGTGAATTAGCTTCATTATATTGAAGATTAGATAATATTTGTTTAAATTTTAACCTTGCCATATTAGTTAAATTTACCTACTCCTATAATAACATCAGATGCTTCTAAATTATATTGTAAAGCAGTAGTATTTAGTATTAATGTAGAAGACGTTGTATTATCAGTGAAGCTTGTTATACTTGTAGCTTCTACATATTGACCATTTACAAAGAATGTAAAGTTAATTACACTAGTAGCAGGAATTCCTGATGGCGCTGTTAAAAATCCATTAGGGAATGTCACTGTATCTGCTGATACAAATGTTCCTGTAACTGTTTTATTAGTATTTAAATAAGTTATTGCAGCTATATCAGTTCCAGTATTATTAGTTATATTATTTACTATATTCACAGAATCATTTAATAGTACAGATTTAGATCCTCCAGATCTACCTTTTTTAACTCTAGCACTAAACTCTTCAGTTCCTGTAGAAGTTTCTAGTCCAAATACTACTTTAGAAATTCCATAAGCATTAGATGGTGTGGCTAATTTTTTATTTAAAGTATCAGGAATTAGATATCCATTTAAAGTAATATTAAAATTTGTTCTAACCGCACGGTTATCACCAATATCGTACGTTATGCTATCTTCAAATGATTCAATTGAACTGTAGAAAAGAAAGCGATTTGGGTCACCCCAGTAGCTTCTGGATGCGAAGTTTAATGATTCTATAAGCTTATCCATTTGCTCAACAAAATAAGTCCACACAATACATTGATACTCTACCGTTATATAATCCGGAGTGGCTGATACTACGTATTTTGTTTCAGGAGATCTACTATTTAGTATATTAAAATTACTATAAATATTTTTTTGAGTAAAAGATTTTTTAAATAACTGAACATTATAAACTTGGTTACCATCTAACTTATATCCTAAATCACGATTTTGAGCTATAGAACTTCTTTTAAACATTAAAAGAGGAGCCATTAACTTTTCATTCTGATCCCTATAATAACCATCTCTTTGAACGCTTTTCCAGTTTTCAGGAGTGCCATAAATTACAGGGACGGTTAACTTAGAATTATTTTGAACTACAGATAGTTTAAGATGATTATTAAAATAGTACATTAAAGCCTCATCAACATCTTTAATGCCAATAGTAAAGTCTTTATCACCATCTTTTCTTTCACTTATTTCATAAGCTCTATTTTGTTCTGGCTGTCCTAATTTAGTAGGTTCGGAAAAAGGTTTTTGTACTGTACCCTCATTTGGTGCATAAGCAGGTCCAATGAGTTTACTCATAAATTCTTTTCTATTCTCAGGTCTAACTACTTGTATTGCCATTATAATCTTTCTTTAGTTATACCAAGTTTATCAGGACTTGCATAGTGGCCAGTTAAAATAATAGAATAAGATTGTCCGAATCCTTCAACAGGAGTTGAATAAGAGTAGTCTGGATCTTTGCCTAATATCAACTGATTTTCATTTGTATTATTTATCTCATAATAAACTTCATTATACATAACTACATCACCAACTTCAGGAACAATATTAGCTTCAATTAAATGATCTTTAAAGAATCTAAAATCAACTGTTCTTTCAGTATCAGGACCATAATCTGTACCCACTCTACTAAATTCACCTCTTACTATTAAACAAGGAATTAAAACAGGTCCAATAAAATATTTAGTTAAAGCTTCACCATATATGTTTACAGGGGTGTCATTTAACTTTATTTTATAATAGCCAACTTGTTGAGATACTATATCTTCAACGATCTCTTTTGTGAAGATCTTAAATGTAGCTACATCCCTAGTTGATCCAAACATTGCCATATTATCCTATGTATATGAACATCGGTACCTCATTTAATGTACTCGATATTGATTGATTTTCAGATTGTTTACGCTCTAACTGTGCTCTACGACTCATGTCTTCAAAATCACCTCTAAGTCTTTCTCTAAGAGCAGTTTGTTGTTCACGACCTTTACTAATCAAGTCAGCAGCATTCAAAGTAACTTCTGAACCAGGTGCTGGTATTTGAGAATATTTTCCTCTAATTAGACCAAGAAGTTCTGAAGCTAAAGCTAAAGTATATTCATAGATCCATTGTCTACCTGGGTGATTGATTTGTCTATATGTTATGGTTGAATAAGGAGCTAAACCAGGATTAGCAATTAAACTTTGATCACCGCCATAAGGACTATTTCCTGATATACTTTTTAATTCACTTTCTTTTGCATAATCAATCCATACAACAATACCATCTTTATCAGGCCAAGGGAATATGGTTAATTTATTATTTGTTATAGAGAAAGAATACATTGAACGTCTAACATTATTTGACATTTCAATTTCTTGTATTCTAGATATATCCCAGTAAATAGGAAACAAAACAAAGTTTAAGCCAGGAGAATAACTTGCCCAACCAAAGTTTTCAGTTGCACCTTGATAGTTAATACTACCTCCAATATAAGGATCATAATATTGATTAATTGCAGGTTGTCCTTCGTAATATATTCTATTAATAGAGATTCTATCTCCAGTTGATATTAAACTTCCTGATAGCGCCCATGCTTGTAAATCATATGTTTGTTGACTAGATGTTAAGTATAAAGGTGCTTTATATTGATCAACATATCCGCCTACTTGAATTGGAGTACCGTAGTTTCCTGCTACAGTAATTATAGAATTTAAATTAGGAACTACTACAGTATTATTTAAAGATGATCCTGTAGATGCACCTTCTAAAGAAAGATAATTATCTTTTATTTTAGATTGATAAAGTTCTTCTGCATAAACAGAAACAGCTTCTTCAAAACAAGCATAAAAATTTATATCTTGTAATTCTACTTCCATTATAGGATATCCTAACTTACGAGCGCAATAGTTTGCTACTTTAGGACCATCTGCTTGGAATACAGTATCTAAATCATAAAAACCAAATGGAGTAGAACCTGAAATTGGTCCAGGAGTTCCATCATATATTACTGTTGTTGCTGTAGATGCCATTAATCGTGTGCTTTATATATTTCAAGAATATGTTCTACTATTGGATCACGATGATTTGTTTTCAAAGTGACTACTGCAAAACCTGGCACCTCTTTAAAGTTAGTGCATATGAAATTAAAACCACTTATTTTTTTATCTTTTAAATCTATCTGAGCAGTATCTCCACATATAATCATTTTACTACCTTGACAAATTCTACCTAATAATAACTCCATTTGTCTGTGAGTTATGTTTTGTCCTTCATCTACTACTACGCAACAATTAGTTAAGTTTCTTCCTCTCATAAAAGCTAAAGGTATTACTTCAATATTACCTTCTGCTAATTCTTTATCTATTTTTTCCTTATTGTATAGTCTATACATGTTATCATATATAGCTGCTGTATAAGGAGCTAATTTATCGTCTTTAGAACCAGGTAAAAAACCAATATCTTCACCTGATGTAACTGCTGGCCTTGTTAAAATAACTTTTTCTACTTCTTTACGAAATAGCAAATCAAGTGCTATTTGTGCTGCAACTAATGATTTACCTGAACCAGCCTGTCCTTTTAAAACTGTTATTTTATTATTTAATATAACTAATTTGGCTTCTTTCTGTTCTTCATTAAGCTGTACTTGAAATCTAATTTCATTTTTGGGTCTTCGCTTAGCACTTTTATCAACCATATTATAACGCCTTTCAAATAAATATTGATTAACAGTAAATAAAAAACCCAACCTTACGGGGTTGGGCTTTTATAATCTATAGTAGAGTTAAATTACACTACGTTAAGATCAGCTACTACTACCAAGCCATAGTATTCAGGACGTACCATAGTCATTGCGTAACGAGTCATGATACCTTTTCTTGGAGTGAAGGTATTTGGATCGTACACAAGTGGAGTCATGATCAATGGAACATATGGAGAATAAACAGCGCCACACTCAAGGAACTGATTGCCACGGAAACCGAGCAAGATAACGTTCTCAAGCATATAAGGGTTTTTGTAAACCTTATAACGGCTATTCAACTGACCGATTTTTTGTACACCGAAAGCATACTTCATTGTATCAGCTGCACCATCAGTATCAGCAGCAAATCCTGGGATAGACTCAAGAATTGTAGCTACAGAAGGAGAAACTACCATGAAGTTAGCACCACCACGTAAAGTACGCTGATGGATGATATTAGATACTTTCTGAAGTTTGATACCCAAAGTCTGGAACCAGCTCATTTGAGTGTAATAAACACCAGAAGTATTAAGATCAAATCCTGTAGTTGTGTTGTTGATTTGGTTACCAACTTTAGCTGACCAGTATTCAACGGTTGGAGCATTTTGAATTAACATATCCAATACTTCCAAGTCAATCTCAAGAGAGATGTGCTCAGAAAGAAGACCAGTCAATTCAGCTTCAGCATCAAGAGAATGGTAAGCATTCAAATCTTGAGCGAATTCTGGAGTCCATTGTGCTTTCAACTTACGAGTTTTAGCACTGATTGTTTGAGACTTCATTTGAACGTTGATCTCAGGGATAACGATAGAAGTTGCAGACAAACTGTTTGGAACAGATGGGTTACCAGTTCTGTCTTCAAAATCACCACGACTGTTAAAGTCAGTAGCTTTATTATAGAAAACAGCAAATGAAGATGTAGCAGCAACTTCAGCAGAAGAAGCAGTTACAAAAAATTCAATATTACCACCATTAAGTTTAGTAAACTGCTGAAGGTTATCTGCAGAAACTACTGAACCTGAAGTAATAATGAAAGCACGTACGCCATCAAAGTTTGGAGTAGTCAAAGAAGATGTTGGGATCAACACTTTTTTGATAGCCCCAGCTACAACTGAAGAAGAAAGATCTGAAGAAAATTCAACTTCTTGGAAAGTAGCATTAGATGCAGAAGCATTAAGTACAGTTACAGAAGCTGTAAACTGGTTTAAAGAATAACCAAACTTACCAGCACCATAAAGAGCACCAGCTGCAAGGTTACCAAAGTTTGCACTTGGAGTACCATAGATAGAATCACCGGCAGTGAAAGGATTCTTAGTATTTCCGTATTGGAAATCAAGATAGAATACCAAACCAGCAGGAAGGTTCATCGGCTGTACAGAAACGAATTCTTTAGCAGCGATTTGACCAAAGATCTTACGTACCAATGGAAGAGCTACACCAGCCCACTGCTCACCAGTACCAGGAGTAAAGGTTGCGCCGCCAGAGTTTAAGTTACCGTTAGTAGAAGAAGATTCAACTACAAGCTGTTTAGCTTGGTTTTCGAGGATTACCGCCATGTTGTTAGCGTCGTAATCTTGCATGCCCTCGAGAAGGCCTGACTTGCTCCACTTTTTAGCAAGACGCTGAGCAACACCATGTTGATCAGAGAAAGCTGTATTAGCGGATTCAGTCAATAAAGATTGTACTAAATTTGCCATTTTGTTATTAATTTTGTTTTTTGTTATTTGATTCCAGCAAGTTTTTGCCATCTACTCATCATATTATCTTGCTCGATAATAGGTTGTTTAGGAGCTATACCAGCTGCTTGTGAAGCAAAACCAATTGATTCTTTAAGTTGCTTTTTAGATTCGAAAGACTCTTTCAAAGTTTCAAAAGTATTCTTAACCTCAGTTACAGATGTAGCGCGATCAAGAGCATTAATTACTTTTACTTTTTGAGATTCAGTCAAAGTCTTAGCTTTGAACAACTTATTCATGTAAAGATATTTTGCATTAAGAAGATTAACCTCTTGTAGGCTTTGACGAAGTTCTTCAATAGTAGCGTTAGCTTCTTCAAGCTCTTCTTCTACTTTGTCTTTCTTTTCGTCTTTTTCTTCTTTTTTCTCTTCAAGCTCAGGTTCAGAATCTTTAGCTTCTTCAATACCTTCTGCTTCAAGTTCAGCAAGAATTTCATCTAATGAAATTTCAGCTTCAGCTTCAGAATCAGCGTCTGCTTCGTCAGAAGGAACGTCCATGCCCATATCTTGTGATCCGGCCATTACAGATTGAAGAACTTGTTTAAGGTCGCCAAGAGTGATGTCGATAATTTTAGTTTCGTCACCAACTTCTTCTCCACCTTCAACTTCTTCTTCTTCCTCTTCTTCTTCTTCAGCTTCGTTTAAATTTTCTTCTTTCATTTCATCGTGCTTAGCCTCTTCCATTTCTGGTTTATCGTGGCCAACTTCATCAACGTTAGAAAGTTCTTCGAGTTGAGCAAGAATTTCTTCTAACTCGGCCTCATTGATGTCAAGGTTTTCTTCCATTCCATCTTCAGAATAGGTTTCTTCCATGTTTGCTATATCTTGTTCTACTTCAGCCTCATCTTCTTTAAGATCTTCTACTTCATCCAATTCTTCAGATAACTTCAAACGAAGCATCTCTTGAATCTTAGGTTCGAAAGCTTCTTCAAGCGCAGCTTTGGCGTTTGCCATAGCAGATGCTCTTAAGGCTTTAGCATCAAGGATAGCGTCTTGATACAATTTGCTCATGTTTATAAGATTGTGTCGGGGATTGCTTATTAGATTATGAAAGCAATATAAGGATTTTTTTATAGTAGTGCCATATTAGATCATGGCGCATATACCATAAATATCTAAGTCTGTAGTAAAATATGTAAACTTAGAAATATTTTTTTATTTACTACCTAAAAATACTATAACTTCAATATTTCCGTTATCTAGAGTTTTGTAGAAAGTTATATTAGTAGGTGTTATTTGGCCTGATGTTTTTGATTTTGCTTTTTGAATTGCTGCCATTTGTGCTGCTGATTGATTTGCACCTACTGCTTTACCTTGTACTATTTTTATTCCTTTGCCTATCATATTTTGTAGTCTTTCTATAGATATATCAATAGGCAATCCACCAGCTGCAGGTTTATAACCTTGCTTTTCAATTTGTTTTGCAGCCTTAGAACTTGTAATATCAATATCATCACTAGCTTGTTGAACTATTTGTTGAGGTTCTTGAGCTTTAGTTTGTTGAGGACTACCAAATATAGAACTAGCTGCCATTGCAGCACCAATACCAAGATCTTTTAGACCTAATTCATTCACTTCACTTTCTGATAAAAGTCCTGCTAACTTCTTTAACCTTAATATTTCTAGTGAGTTATCCATTATTTAATACAACAAATACCTGATTGAGAACAAATAATATCTGATATTAATTGGTGTATTTTATTTTCTTTATGGTGTACTATTGTATGATCTATAGATTCTCTAAGTCCACCCATTGGTTTCATGTATGCACCATAAGTTGATGGTGTAGATACAAAATCCCAACAAATAAGATCTAGATCATCTTCAACTTGAACAAGTCCTTCGCCTATTGGAGTAACAGAACCCATAGCTCTAGATGAAATACCAACGGTAATATTATTCTTGAATAATTCTCTTAGTATATTTCCAGATGGAGTAGGAAGTATTTCAACATCACCATATAAATCTTTACCTTCCCAGAAAAGTCTTACTATATTATGACTAACATTCTTAAGATTAATAATAGAAGATTCTGGGTGATCTAATTCTCCTAATGCTCTATTTTCTGCAATTGGTCCAGCAATATACTTTTGTACTTGTTCAAATAAAGTTTGATAAGGATATATTCTTCTATTTGCATTAGGTTTATCAGTAGCCTGAACTAGTCCAGATACTACCATATTACCATTAGCTAAACGACGACCTTCAGTCAATGACTGAGGAAGTGGTTGGAAAGCACTATATTCTATTAAGAGTTGTTTATTCACTTGCTTTTGATTTTGTATATTTTACTCCTGCTTTTTTGAGATCAGTTTCATATCCAGCAGCTTCAGTATCAGATTTAAATATAGTTTCTCCTGCTGCTTTAAATTTAATAGCTTCTTTTAATTTTTTTATAGTCTCTTTAAGCTTACCCATTTTTTCCTTATCACCTTTATACATTTCCATGTATTGTTTGATCTTAGACAAATCTAAAGGCTTTTTAAATTGTTCAGGACTACCAACCATGCCACCAAAAGGTTTTGCTTGATTTTTATCCCAATTAGCCCACATATCTTTTACAGTTGGTTCTGCTTGAGCTCCTTGAGTAGGCTCTTGTTCTTGTGACTTTTGAGTAAAATGATCTATTGTATTGATCTGATAATCTTTGTGCGATCCATCTTCCATTTCAACAGTAAATGTACCGCCTACTATTTCAATTACTTTACCTTGACCATCAGGAGTATGAACTTCTGAGCCAACATGGTGTTTCCAATGTCCGTCTTCGTTAATTAAATCTTTTTTTTTAAGATGCGTAGTAAGGTCTTCAATAGCAGACTCTTTTAAGGATTTAACCTTTACTTTCTTCATCTCATTAGCCTTGTTTTTATGATTAGCTTTCTTAACTTCTTCAGTTTCAAGCTTAGCATCTGCCTTTTCTACATCTTTTGCATTAGCAAACATCTCCTCATCAAATGCATGAGGATTCTTTTCAAGCATTGATGCAGCTTTATTTAAGGCTTTAATATATGAATCATTAGTAAGTTCTTTTTCTTTAGCTAATAACATCTGTACTCCTTTTTTCAAGAAGTAAGGATTTACTCTATCGACTGCAGGATCTGTAGGGATGTTATTATCAACTTCATTTAAAGAACCTGATCCAAGTTCTACATCTAATTCTTTTTTCTGAATTTGTTTGATTAAATTTGCTAATCTTCTTTCAGTAACTTCATCTGGTAGGCTACCTTCTATTTTATCAGAATCTTTTGTAATAACTACTTTAATTTCTGGGGTTTTTAAATCTTTACCCATAGTTATTTTAACTATAGGTTCGAATTGAAATCCAGTTGTACCTTTTTCAATTTTAGTTTCAAAGCCTAAACTTTTACCAAAATCTTCTACTGTTTTTTTAAGTACCGGATCTATTTCTTCTATAAATTTATTTCCTTGACTAATAGCTTTTTTATATTTTGAATCACTATCACGAGATGACCAACCTCTGTCTACTGCTTTCATAGCAGCATTATATTTAGTTTGAGCAGAAATTTCATCAATTTCATTTTCTCCTAAATACATTTTTTTAGCGGCTAATTTAGGATCGTTCTTTGCTTTATTATCCATAAAAGAACCATCTCCCCACCAAGCAACTACTGCATCAGTATCTGCTGTTGAATTAAAATTAGGTCCTGCTTTAAATATATCTACATGTTGTAATTTGTCATTAGTATTTATCAATGACTTAGCAAAAGACATAGCTTGATTTATATCTTTAAACTTCTTAGCTTGTCTAACTCCATCAGAATAATGTACTTCGTAGTTCTCGCTAATCTCAGCTTCACTAATTACGCCTTTATTTTTAAGGATTCTTACAGCATCATCAAAAGAAGTAACATTGGTTACCCAAGGAAGATTTTTATCACGGCGTACTTCGTAAAGAAACTTCTCACGACTTACTTCACCGGCTTTATGCTTACGATATAATTCAATTGTTCTCATGCTAATAAATATTTATCTTCCCTGTCCACGATAATTCTTTTCAGAACGGTCGTGTTTGTTAAATGATTTTTGTGCTTTTCCTTTTCTTCTTTTACCAAATGTAACTTTAGCTGCGCCACCTGAACCTTTTGCTTTTGCCATTACTTAAACTTTTTTATGTTTTGATTAAGTTCTGAAACCATTTCCTTGATTTTTGCAAGGGCTTTTTCTGTATGCATTTTATATTTAAGACCACCTTCACCTTCAGATAGCTCTGATTTTAGGCGGCTTACGTATTCAAATAGTCTATTAATTTCCTGTACCTTCCTTCTTACTTCACGAACTGCTTGATGGAATTGATCTGATTTACCTCTGGTTTTAGTTTCAGTTTTAAACTTAGAATAACTTTCATTTATATTACTATTAGTAAACCAATCATAGCTATCTTCATAACCGTCTTGTTCCTCAGGTTCATATTCATTTCTGATATTCTCTATTGCTTTTAATGCATCTTTTTTAGTTATTCTATCTAGATTTTGTGCATTTTCTATCTTCATTTTTATCTCATCAAGAATAGCTATAGCAGACATTAAGTCTGTTTGAGATCTTAATTTAGCAAGAGTATTAAACATTTGTTCATCTCTCATTTGTTGAGCCGCTAAACCTAGCATACTCATATTATAATTAAAGTCTCCAATATTCTTTATATTGAGTTTATTCTCTTTAACAAAGTCATTTAGCTCTTCAAATAATTGTTTGTAGATAAAACCACCTTTTGATGGACGATTAGGAACAGATGGAGCGTCTTTCCAACCCCATTTATCTTTCATATATACTTTAGCTTTACCTGCTGCCAATTTAGGTTCGACGTCTTTTTCTTCTGGGGTTAACTTCTTTTTAACTACTTTCTTAGTTGCTCTAGGAGCAGTTTGTTCACCAGTTCCAGGAGTAAAAGTAGCTCCAGTACCAGTCACAGACATTTCTTGGCGAAGTTTTTGAGTAGCAAATTGATTGTTAAACTTAGACATTATTGGTTGTTTTTTAACTCGTCAATCAAATCAAAATATTGTAAAATTCCTGTTATAGTCTCATCTTTAATAGACTGATTTTCTTTAATAGGACTTACAAATTTTAATACTTCTTCTAATTTGATTTTAACAACCTGGTCTTTTGAAGACTTTTTTAATTCAGTTAGTTCTTTTTGAATTTCATCTAACTGACTATTTAAATATGTTTTGAGATTTTTTGTATCAGAAATGTTGGTAATATATTCTTTTAATACTTCTTTCTGCTTTTCAGACATGTCTTGATACTTGTTATTAAACTTCTCAACCATTAGCTTATAAGCCAAAAGTCTGATCTCTTTGTCTTCCTTCATAAGATCTTCTACTATAGACTTAGGAGCCTTAGAGTCAGAAAGATCTTGCTTTGTTAAGTGTTCAAGAAGATTAATTTTGTTTATAATCAACTGTTTAGTATCTGATGTCTTTGAGTTCTGTGACTCAAGAATAGTATAAATTGAAGCATAAGGCTTATAGTTATCTATTTTGGCCTTAAAGAAATTATCTAAATCGTAGTTCTGCTTAATTTCTTTTATCAAGTTATATTTTAGTTTGTTTATTTTCTCATAGTCAAGTTTCTTATATTGCTCAACAAGAGTAGAAACTAAAATTTCAGCTTTACCTTCCGATAGTTTAGGACTGGTTGAAAAGGCACTATAAAGGCCATATTCTTTACCTAATTCTGTATTTGTAAAATACTTTTTAAGTATCTTAACAGCCTTTGAATCTTGATTATTCAAAAGATCGGAAGTGGTCTGTCTAACTAGTAGTTCAAATAAAATACCAGTATTGCGATATTTGGAATGTTTTATTGCCATAGTTTTTTTACGAGTCCGCTAGTAATAAATATCTAAATATTTAATCTAAACCATTAATTATATTGTCTTCACTTAAAAGATCTGGTTGCTCAAACAAATTAACTTTTCTTTGGTGTTTCTTTGTCATTGCATTCAAAGTACTTTTATTCTTTAAATATTCGGCCATTGTTCCTTCCAATGCTAATGGGCTTCCTCCTTTATAGTTTGGCTTCATATCATCCTCTCCTCTTTCTGCATTTTTACTATAAGCAGCTTGACCAATTGGATCACGACCAAATCTAGAATTATCAGTACCAATGATAGAAGTTACAGCTTTTGGACGACCAGGCTTTTTCTCATCATAACCATAAGGTACATTCAACATAGAATCTTCTTTGCCTCCATATAGACTAGCTATCTGGTGAGGCGTTCCGTATGCCTGTCCTGATTCTGCAGGATCATTGCCTTCTTCTTGGATCTGTGCGTATCTAAACTCTCTTTTCTTATCTTCAATAATCATATCTTCAAGTTCAGCATATTGATCTTCAGAGAAGTGGAATATCTTATCGTAAATAAAATCTCTAGGTAATAATGATCCTTCCATTGCTTGTTTAGCCAAATCAATCTTCTCTTTAAAGAGTGCTATCCTTTCTTGATCGTAAATAATAGATGGGTTAGTTAATGAAAGGCTAAAGTTAGCGGCAGACTCATTAGTATATCCATGTGCGTATAAGTGAACTAATGCAATCTTAGTTAATTCACTAATGATAATTCTTTGTAGTCTTTCAATAGTTCTAGCAAAACGAATATCTTCTGCAGCAAGTGTAGCTTTACCAGTTAAGTCTTTTTCATAACCCATGAAAGCTTTAGGTATTTTAAGGGCTGCAAATAACTTTTCACGGAAATAAGCTACGTCTTCAATACCATTATAATCAAGACCTTTTGCAGTATCTATTTTAGTAGATGTATCATTACCTCTTACAGGGATAAAGAAGTCTTCTAATAGGTTTTGCTGATTATATTTAAGATTATAATTACCTGTATTTGGATCAATCAAAGGAGTTTTCTTCATCTTTTGAATCATCTTCTGCATGTAATTATCTACTTCACCTGGAGGTATAGCTCCTACATTTACATAGAAAATACGTCTTTCAGGTGCTCTTACAATACGATGAATCAACATGGCATCTTCAATCAACACATACTGTTTAAACAACTTACGACCTGGTTCTAAATAAGATCTACCATAAGGAAGATAGTTAACATCTCCAGTTAATCTAAAGTGCGCCATTTCAAAGTTATCGAACCAAATACCTGTATCATTGTTTTTTTGTGAACTATATCCTGTAGATGAAGCCAGAGTTGCATTTGGATCATACTTAAATCTTACCTCTTGAGGGTTTTCTGGATTGTATCCTTCTTCACGAATAATATTATATGCTGAAAAAGGAATCACATTATAAACGCCATAGTTTTCTGCTATCTCTAATTTAAGGTAGAAGTCACCGTATTTAGCCATGTTACGAACCCAAGACCAAAGATTAAATTCAATATTAAGTACAGAATAAAATAAATTGTAGAGGAGTTTCTGAATGTTTTCATCAGAAGATCTAATTTGTAATACTTCACCTTGTTCATTTTTAAGTGTACATTCGTCTGCTACGATATCTAATGCTGAACAACAAATAGCATCTGTATCCATCGCGTCATAGTCTGCATATATTTGAACCCTTGCTGATTGGTAGTTCTGTGCTAAGTTAAGGTTTACACCATAAGCTGTTGATGTAGTATATACCTTATTAAATCTATCAATTAAAGAGTTGGTTTGAATAACACCAGATCTTTGTATAGTATCTGTGTCAATTACTTTAAGCATATCTCCACCCTCATTACGAATGATAACATCTGTAGAAAACAGACGTCTTAAGGTAGAGAATAAATTGTTTTGTTTTTGCGGTTGTTGTTCTGCCATATTATTAAATTAACCAAGTTAAATCTTGTGTTTCGCCACCCATAGGAGTATTAATATTCATAGCCCAAGGGTTTTGATTATATTGATTATTAGCATTATAACTAATACTATCATCTTGAGTTCTAGTAAAACTATTTAATGCAGCATAAGTTAAATTTTCTGCTGTCTTTCTATATCTAAGACTTGTTTCTCTTAAATACATTGCGATAGCAAAAGACATAACTAAGTCATCATTATAACTTTGCATTGCTTGTGCTTTACCATTTTTCCAAATAAAGACTCTTAACTCTTCTAAAAGTCTTATTGACTTTATATTTGCTAATTTAGTCTCTATAAAATCTCTCATCTTTTCTATAACTAAAGGCCTAGTTTTTTCTGTTGTACTAAAGCCTGGAACTAAACCAGTCTGAGTATTAAATCTATCTACATACTTGGTAAAGTCCATGTTTTGATCTTGCTTATAACTATAATGTACATTGTTATAACCTCTTTCTAATACTGTTTGAATTACATCCCAACCTATATTAGCATTCTCAATTACAACTAAGGCATTATTATATTCAGATGCAACACTTAATATTATATTAGCGTAATCTCTAGTATCTATTTGCGACTTATACTCTGCTACTTGAGTTACAGATTCTATATCTATAACGTGAAAAGAAGAGTAATCTTTACCATCACCACGTGCAACGTCAGCAACCAGGGCATAATATTTCATTGGATCGGGATATTCCCATAACCACAATGCTTTATCTAATCCACGCCTTTCTATTGGTTCTGAGATCATATTCTGCTCATACCAATTTAGTACATCTGGTTCTATAACTGTATTACCTGATGTGGCAAAGTCGCAATCACACTCTTGAGCAGCATTACGCTTACCTAATATTGTATCTTGCTCATCTCTCCAATCTTGATTACGTTCAGGATGAACTGTCCAAGGAAGAGAGATCGGTAAAAACCTATTCTTTTCTTCTTGAGCAGACGTATATGTTTTATGAAACCAATTACCCACACCATTAGGAGTAGATAAAGCTATACATCCACCACCTGTTGCCAATGTTTGTTGAGCAGCAGTAAATATTTCTTCAATACGATCAATAAACGCAGCCTCATCTATAACCAGTAAAGACACAGCTTCAGAACGACCAGCATCACCGGCGGCAGATACTGCTTTTATTTGAGAACCGTTTACTAATTTTAGACTAAGTCTATTATCTTCAGCCGTTCCTATCTTAAGCCAACTTGGTAAGTTCTGGTAAGCAAATCTTACTTTAGTTACCATGTTTTTGGCGGTGTCTTGCTTAGTAGCAATAACAAGAACGTTTTTATCTTTGTTAAAGAGCATTAACCATAATGAGTAAGCAGATACTAAGGTAGATATACCTAACTGTCTTGACTTATTTATGATTGAATAGTCATGTTTCTGAAACAGTTTAAGAACCTTTTCTTGAAACGGATAAAGACTAAAGAACTGCCTACCTCTTTGTGGGTGCTGGATCATATAGTACTTTTTCATGAAGTATACAGGATCTGTCGCACATTTGACAAACTCTTCTCTAATCTTTTCTTTTATCGATATCTGGTTATCAGACATTACTTTATTATTAATAAACCTATGATCGCAGCGCCTAATGCTACTTTTTGGAATCTACCAAATTTAAGTTTGCGATCAGCTTTTTTTACTTCTGTTTTCAAACCATCAACTTGTATTTTATAGTTGTCAATTTGGCTTGATTTATTTTTATCTATTTGGATATAGTTAGCTTCTTTATCTCTTAACTTAATAATAACTTCTTCACGATTTTTAAGAGATTGATCTAAAGTAACTATAATACTATCTTGAGCTACCACTAACTTCTCATTTGTTTCTCCTTCTTGAAGATCAACAACGACTGCTTTACTTACCTCTAAAGGAAGTTGTGTTGTATCTTGAGATACTAAAATATATTCATTAGGATACTTAGATACAAAGAAACTATCTACTTGAGTAGGAGTGTATTTTAAAGCGTTTTTAGCGTCTTTAAGATCACCTTTCAAATCTAAGACTTTTTCATTTAATTTAACTACTTTAACTACCAAGTATTCATTATCTTGTTCTAATACGCTGATAGCACCTTCTAAATGAATATTTTCTATTTGTATAGAGTCAATACTATTTTCAAGTGAATCAATCTTTTGTTCAAAAGGTTTAGTATCAAATTTAGGTGCTTTGTAAATGAATACGTACCATACTGCTATTAAAGCTAAAAGGCATATTACTATAATACTAATTGTCTTCTTCATCTGAATCTAATTTAGGATTTTCTACTTTTTCTATTTGAGCCTTAAGAAGCTTAATTCTATCAGGAATATTTCCAACAGCATTCTTATATCCAGCTACATCTTTAAGTTTAAGATTACCATCAGGACCTCTTTCTGTATATTTAGCAAGGATTGTTTTTACTTGTTGTTGAAGATTTGCAAGCTCTTTCTTTTTCTTATCTATCGATCTAAAGTCTTTTTCAGATTGTTTAAGATCATCTTTTGAAGGTTCTACCTCCATATCTTCCTCTTCTCTAATTCTAGAAATTATGGTAAGATTGTTTTCAACTAAATATTTTTCTAAGTTAAATGACATGGTCGTACATTTACTTATAAATATTTATTAATCAACAAAATCTTCTTTAGTAGTAGCTTTCCTTAAAGGTCTAGATAATTCTAGCCATCTGTCATAATCGTATTTAACTCCAAACAAATAGTATTCGTCCTGCTTATTATGTCCTTTTCCATAAAGGATAGCAGGTCCTATGGCACAATGGGGTTTTGTAACACCTTTTTCGTCTTCGTAAATGTGGATTGTAGTTCCTTCTATAGTCTTTATTATTCTATAGATTGTATCTTTTTTTGCCATGTTATTAATTTATGGCTAATATACAAAAAATAATTGAAACAAAAAAATTTATTTTGCTTTATAGTCACACATAATGTGAGTAGGGTAAAGACCGCCTTGCTTATTTCTAATATTAACTTTAAAGTAGTACTTATCAGATTCAAATACAACATCTACTCTTTTACCTTTACCATCTATTCCTCCATAGTATACTTGAGGTTCTGATGTAATAGTAGATGCTTTTTTATTGTATTTACTATCTATTTTAAAAAATTGATCTTCTCCTTTACCTGCTTGTGCATAGTAATATCCAGATCCAATTCCTGAGCTAACTAGATTTTGTAATTGAGCAATATCTGCTGATATTTGTTTTGGCTTAAACTCACCAGCTTTACCCTTTTCATAATAATTAAATACATTACAGAAAGATTTATTGTCTATTCCTAATGTTTTAAGTAATGCTATTCCATTAGGATTTTTTATCTGCCCAGATTTAATTTCATTTGCTGGTAAAGTCTTTGCTACTCCTGAATTAAAGAATGTTAGCGTACCACCAAATTTTGCTGATATATAATATGTTTCAGTTCCTTTTACTATTGTTATATCAGTTAAAGTTGCTGCTATACTTTCGCCTGAAAAAGATACTGTTGGTCCTGATGAGCTAAATGCTAAAGGTCTAGGCATATTTGCACTTCCATCTAAACTTACTGTAAAGTTTCCTTTTTTAAGACCTAACTCATTAGCCATTTTAGTAATAAGAACCGGATGATTAAATGACTCTAAGTTTTGTTTTGTTAATCCCTCTTTAGATAATTTTTCAAGATCTCCAGCTAACGTGCCTTCAAATCCAAGTCCTTTAGATTTAACTCCTCTACCGCCTCTAGAACCTTCACCAAATTTAATATTTAATCCGTTCCATTTTATTTTACCTGTCTTACTTATATCTTGACCTGTAACTTTTTTTATTGCGTCTAAAGCTTTTTTGTCTGTTTGAAATTTCCTTGTAATATTTACAAAGCTAGGTTTTGAAGGATCTAAAGATATAGGATCTTCAATATCAGACACTGATCTTAATGCTTTATATAAAGTTTTTAAACTAGGATTAGAAATTTCTTTTTCTGATTTAGGAAAATCAGTATATGCTTCTTTTCTAAGAATACTTTCTAATATTTTAGACTCCGTTAATTCTTCTCCTCCGCCTTCTTCTGCACTAGTTTCTGCTGGTGGTGTTGGTCCTGCTTCTTCTGCAGGTCCTTCTGAATCTCTAGTACCTTGCTCTGCGCCATCCGGTCCTTTAGTCTTTAAAGGATTACCAAACCTAAGAAGTCTTGATATTGCAACCATACATCTTTCTTTCTCACCAATAGACATTAAATAGTATTTCTTTCCTTCTACAGTTGCTTCGTAGGCTTTACCCATGAACTGCAAGAAAAAGAATTGTCCGTTATGTAAAACAATTTTAAATGTTGTTGGCTTAGGAGCAACTACATATATACCAGTAATATATTCTTCAAATGAAGGAGTCATAAGATACTCAAGAGTATTCTTAAGTCCTACATACTTTTTTAATATAAACTGCATAGGATCATCCTCAAACGTTGATTGTTCAGGTTCCATCCTATCTAACTCTTGTAAGAGTATTGTTTTTAATATATCTTGGTTACTCACTGGCATTATTTATTTTGCTTTTTTATGCTTTACAACACTTTCCATCATAGATTTAAGAGAAGTTTCGTTAATCTTTTTTGGAGTAGGTAATACATCTAAACCTTTAGCAAGTTCTTTAGCTTTGTCTTGATCTTTTGCATTTAACTTATTATAAGAGGTAATAAGTTGAGATTTAGTAATGTCTTCTTTTTTGTACAGTTCTAAATTTTTAGAAAAATCTTTAAGACTAATAGACTTAGCTTCCATCATAGATTTAAGAGTCATATCTAAATCTTCTGCATCACCTGCTGGCACTTCTTTTGTACCATCTGGAAGTTCATCCATATTATACTCGCCAGTATTGCCTTCGTTATATTCGTGGTAATTTTTAGAAGCTTGATTAATAAAGTTTTCTGCATTAGTAATATGGTCTTGTATCCAAGCTGGGATATTTTTCTCATCTTGGCCTAACATATTCATTAATTGACTTGCTGAACTTATAATTGATTTAAGACTATTTTGAGCCATTGATACTTCATGGTCTTCACCTTCTTTTTTTACATCTTTTTTTGCACGAAGTGCAGCAAAGTCTGCACCAGTAATTTTGTCTTTAGGTTCAGCTGCTCGTGCTATCTTTTCTTGATTTCCAGGAAGATCTTTTTCGTTTAACTTCTCGTTATTATCATCTAACCATTTAAGTGCATCTACATATGGATGGCCTGCAGCAGATACTTTAATTAGTCCTGAGTTTTGTAACTCCGAGGCAAATCTATTCAGAATATCTTTTGGGTTTTTCATTCCTGAACTGAATCCGTAAAGCTTTCCAGGCGGAAAATTTGGGTCTTTCCAAAGCTTATAGGCTATCTTCACATCTACAGGAATATCGAACTCTGAAGAAGATTTATTTTGATCTAACTCTTTCATTAAAAGAGCTTTGAAGAATGAAATATTAGTCATTTTATTTTTTCTTTTTAGATTTACTTGCTTTTTTCCATAAACTTTTATCTGCTTTTCTTGCTCCGCCTTTACCTGTTACAAATGAGTTTACTCTGCCCATTGCCCATTGGTGTTGACCAACTCCAGGACGGTGTCCTGTTTTCCAAGCTGCTAAACCTTTAGAATAAACACTTTTAAGTATTGATTTAGATATACCAGTAGATTTTGCTTTATTTGCTAAGGCTTTTTCTACTTCAGCATCATACTCAAGAATGAGTAATTGTTTTAATATATCTAATTTATTTATCATTTCTTTTTCTTTTTATCTAGTCTTTTCTTAACTATTTCTCTAGTCCTATCCATTTTCCTTGCGTAAGCAGGATCGTCTTTACGGTTAAAATTAGCTTGTTGGTTTAATGATCCGGTTATCTTACTCATATTACCTTTTCTTGTTCTAATCAACCAGTTAGCTAACTTTTCTGCCGACAACTCTTTAAACTTACCTTTTGCATCTGGCGCATTGGAATGATGAAACTTAAGTCTTTCTTCAACTAGTTGTTGTAATAGTTCTTGTAGTTTCATTATTTTTCTTTTTTACCAAATCTTTTTTCGTAAGCAGAAGTTGCCGCACTCTTTTTAGTCTTATACTTCTTAGTCTTAGCCTTATCTGAATAGTCAGCATCCCATTTACCGTATGCTGAAGGATCATCAGACTTTAACTTTTTTACTCTATCTATCTCTTTTTTCATTGCTGCTGCATCTTTAGTAAGATACGCAGGATTAACTTTACTTTTCTTTTTTGCTTCACTTACTCTAACACAATTAGGAACCATTCTATTCCCTTTCTTTTTTAATCCTTTTTGTCTATATCCTTTCCAACAAGCTTCTTCTAAAGGATTTAAATCTAATTCTCTTCTTATTGAATCAAACTCTTCATATTCCATCCCTAAAAGTTCCTCTTGTACATCTTCTTTAGATCTTAGTTTGTGATAAGGAAATACTACTTTAGATACTAATTCAGGATTTTGATCGTACAAATCTAAAATAGGTTGTATTGTCATTACTCCCATTTCTGAGATAACTTCATTTAATATATCTTTAAGCTTGATCATTTATTTCTAATTATTAGTTCACCTAATACTTCTAGTCTACCAACCTCTCTTTGAAACTCTGTTTGAGTCATATTCAAAGATATGCTTTTATATGTTTTATCATATTCTTTTTTAGCTTCTTCTATATTAAACTCACCTTGTTTAGCTTTCTTATAATATGGAAGCTTTACTATAAAGTGGCTATAAGTAAGCATAGACAATCCACCTTTTTCCTTTGCATTGTTTGCAATCTTCTCTGCACCCTTCATTCTAGTTTCTGCAAACTCTATGAAAGATTCTTTTATTTCCTTTAAAATATCTAAAAGCTTTGTCATATGAATATAAATATCTGTCTATTAATTAAACTTGGAAGTTTACTATTCATCTATATACGTAAAAGTGCTGGATCCGGCTGCTGACCACCTATCTGAATTTTCACAGATCCAGGTTTTAGTTGAGAATTTAAAATATGGAGTTTTTAAATCTATAGAAGGAGTTTGAGACTGGTGTTTCCACAATACTCTATTATTAGGTTGGGCCGCAAACTGACCATTATCCAATTTAATTATATTAAATGATTTGTGTTCATTTGGTGTTTCTGACCAAGATACATCTAATTCATTTGGATCGGAAGAACATGAATCTATAGTAAATAAATACTGCCCAGGAGCCTTTGATTTATCTTTCATTATTACTTCACAACGGGCATTTCTCAACCTTTGTTTTTTTATAACAGATATATTATATGAAAAACAATCCCATAATTGTAACCAATCTAATGGGTATATATTATTTTTATCTATATCTGTTTTCCAAACAAATGCGTGAATAGGTAACTTGTCGTATAAAGCACCATAATCATGTAAGAAAGATTCAAAATATAAAGCTTGGTTGGGTATTGATTTAGTTGTTATCCAGTGAGCCGACTCGTATTCATTTTCGCCTAACAACTTATTTTTACTATCTTTAGTAAAATCGTATAAAAACTCTTTACGTATAAAAACTTCTATTGGTGGTATACTAGCTACTAAATAAGACATTATTTATTAAGTATATAAATTAATTTAACTAATTACCACTTCCTACATGACCAGTATCTAGCTTTCCATCTTGGTCCAGGATTAGTATCACAGTGGTGTCTTGCTCTAAAACTCTTTCTTCTTTTAGGATTGCCTTTTTTTATTTTTACTCCTTTCTGACCAAAATTTACTTTAACAACATTTCCTTTGGCATTCTTAACATACACCTTAAACTTTTTAACATCGCCTGCCATTGGTTTTCCTAGTTGTACTTTTCTACCTTTATACTCTGCCTCATGAAGAGTATTAATATGATCTTTTATATATTGTGCTAAACATTGAGGACAAAATTCTCCCTCATTTAATTCTTCAATATTATTATGTTTATTTTGACTATCAATTACTCTTATTGATATATTTGTAGACGGTAATCCTTTAAGACTTTTTAATTTATATTCACCATTTGCTCTAATCCCTTCTACTTCCCAATCTTGATTTTCCCATTTAACTGTGTCTCCTATTTTAAATTTAGGAGTTTCAACGGGCATTTCTTCAAGTCCTGCCTTAACTAATTTATCATAGTATTTAGGATCTTCTTTAATATGATCTAAGGCTATTTTTAAAGCTACTTTAGGATCATCTGTATGTTCCATTTCAACTTCAATACCCTTTTTTATTTGGGATAATTTATCTTTATCCATTTTAGATTCTTTTATACCTGCTATATGTCTTCCTTCATACTTATCTTGAAGATAATTAACCATTCTTGCATTCATATTAAAATCAGGTTCTAAAGGTTTATCATCTGGCTCACTATCTATAGTCTGGGCTATTGTTTTCATAAAACCATTTTCAACAGTATCATCTACAATAGCAGACATTTCATCATCAACATCAAGACGGTCTAGCCAAGTTTTTGTTTTTTTAACATCAGGTTTTGATACTGCTGCTTTAATAAAATCAAAAGTTGTTCTTGCAACATCTAATCCTGGCACTAATCCTATTATGGTATCTAAAGCTACTCCACCAACCTTTTCGCCTTTTTGTTTTAAAGCAATAGATTTTATAGCTTTTTTTAAATCTCCATATGTTTTAAGCTCAATAGCCATTATTTAAACCTATCTTTTATTATATTCATTAAAGCATTCTTATTAACTCCAGATACTTTAGGATTAATTTTATTTAATATAAAAGATAAAAATTCTGTTACTTCTTGTCCTGTGGAAATTCTTTCCATTCTTGATATAAAATCTTTTTTTGTCTCTATGTACTTAACAATATTTTTTACATCAGAAGTTTTTGCTCCAGTTTCTTTATTATTTGATACTGGGATATTTACTTCTTCTTTTAAAAGATTTTTTACATGTTTTTTAAATTCTGGTGTATTCATTATTGCAAGAATTTGAGTTTATATTTAGTAGATTCTATAAGATCAACAACAGTATCTACTTCATTTTGAATATAGGAGTCTTGAGGAATATCTTGTCTTATCATTTCTACAAATTTAGAAAGTCCCTCAAAATACATTTTAGGATTATTATCTTCACGAATTGCTTCAGGCATTTTATATCCTGTTATAATACCATAACGACCTTGTATACCTTCTGCAATTCCATCTATTAAAGGTACTATATCTTCATAGTATTCTTGTAAAGCTTTATGCGCAGCAAATGATCCAGGACCTTGTACTTGTAAATGATATATATGAGCCTGATTTCTAGACTGCATTAATGTTCCAAGAAATAAACCTAAAGCCTCCATTATTTTTCTTTTTTCTCTTCTTTCTTGTCTTCTACTTTCTCAACATTCTTTTTACTCTTTTCAATCTTTTCCATCTTACTCATAAGATCATCAATTTGTGTAGCAATCTTAGCAATATGTTCTTTATGCTTAGAAGCATTCTTAGGATCTTCTTTAGCCATATCAACATGTTCTTTACGCTTCTTTTCAAGATGGTCAATAGTTTTTTTCAACTTGTCTCCAACTTTACCTTTCTTTTCTTCAAGTTGAAAAGCTTCATCCATACAAGATTTATAAGCTTCAGCAGCAATTTCTTGAGCATCTTCTGCACTCATATGCACTGAATGCACATCTTCCATACCAATATTTAATGGTTGAATTCCTTCAAGTGGATTAAACTCTAATACTAAATCAGCTTCATTCATTTCAGAATTAGGCTTACGTACTACATACATAGAAGCAACGCCCATATTTTCTTTCTTAACCTTTTTAGGAAGGCCCTTATGTTTAGTTGCAGCGAAGTCTTTTACATCGCCTTTTTTCATTGATTTAGCCATTTCTTTTGCTTTTCCTGATGCTTGTGATGGTTTCATATCTCCTTTTTGAAGGGCATGAACTATGCCCATTAATTTCTGTTGTTGTTTAGATGCTGCTGGCATACTATATAGATTTACTAATAAATATCTGTTTTCCTAAACTCCTGTATCTTTTCCTTGAGCTCCTTGTATATCTTGTTTTTGTCTCCACCTTGCCAACTTTCAATATCTCCCTGCTCAGTTACAAACGTATCTTTTTCCTCAAGCCATGAATCTAAAGCCTGTTCAAACTCTTCAAGACTTGCATTTTTATTCATATTAATAATATTCTTTTCATATTCCTCATATTTACCTTCAAGCTTGAGTTTTGACTCCATATCAATAAGACAATTTAAACATACTTTATGTACTGAATACATTTTTTTATTTAATTCATCAGCTTTCATGGGCTTCTTACAACTAGGACAAGTAAGAGGTAAAGATATAAGATGCTTAAACTTATCTAGCTTGGTAATAGATTGTTTGATCCCATTTTTTATGGTCCATTTCTTTCCGTCTTCTTCCCAAGTATCTCCTTCTTTGTGCTCTTCTATTTTGTTTTCCCAACCTCCAAGTATTTGAGTTCTATCACCAGTTTTACCAGTGATAATGTTTCTCATTCTTTGAACGTCGCTTTTTTTAAACTCTTTTTTTAGAGTAGAATCTTTTGGTAACATAACTATTTTATTCTAAATTTACTTAATATATCTTTTGTTTTATTAATATCTTTGTGCATTATTGCAATACCACCTTCTGCTTTCCATGGAGCTAAATTTGGCCAATAGTCATCTATTAAGATGGATCTTTTAGGATCTGTCTTCATTTCTGAATGCTTATTTCCTGTCTGTGCAAATAATATTTTACTAGGTTGAGGATTTAAATTATTTTGTATCCATATCTTTTTTCCTTCTTTAGCAAACTCAAATTTGCTTGGACTAGTTAGAATGTAAGGATTATATTTACCTATAATAGACCATAATTCTTGGCCTCCAGGCATCCAATTCATCTTAGCCCAAAAGTCAATACCAGCTTTATTTACAGCCTCTTCAAATGCTTTAGAACCTTTTGTGGTATAATATTCTCTAGGTGGAATTCCATAAAAATGTTCAAACCTTTCATCAAAATCACATAACACTCCATCCATATCACAATAGATTTGAATACCGCCTTTTTGTTCTACTTCGTAGATTTGTTTAAGGTTAGGAAGAAGAGACTCATAAATAAGATCATTACTCTTACCGTAATCTCTCATCATTATTCCTGCTAAAGCATTAGCTTGATTTTCTATATTAGAACCAGTTTCTCCAGCATTATTATATAATTTACCAAGCTCATTTTGTCTATGATGAACTAATTCATGGCATAAAGTTCTAAGTATATCTGCTAGGTTTCTATTACCTATATAAACATCTAAGTGTTTTTGATTTGGATCATACTGTCCAAAGCTTCTTTTTTCAGTAGCCCATTCACGATCATTTAAAAACCTAATTGTAGGAAGCTGATTTATATTTAATTTGTTCTTTGTGAACTGTATAAAATCCTCTATTATTTCTTGTCTTTGTTCTGGTATCATTTCATTATTTTCAATAGTCTTCCAAACACATCTTTAGCTACTCCTTTATTATATGCTGAGTCTGGAATAAACTTAACAAACTCTTCAAAATTACCGTCTTTAATTGTAGCTCTCATTTGAGTTGCAGATATTCTACCAAATTGCGCTGGTATAATTTCAGGTCTTATTTTATTAGGGAATCTTTTTTGTATAGAATCGAAGTATCCTAATTCTGTTTGCTCTTCTTCTCCTGATGCAACGTATACTGGATCAATATCTGGGTTCTCTGCCATAAAAGAAAAAATATCTTTTATAGGTGTTGACTCTTTAGATATGTAGACTTCTATTTTAGGATTAGGTTCTGCTTTTAGATATTCTTGCCAAATATAAAAAGAATCTTGTGGAGTTATACCGTATTTAGTAACATTAGATATAACAACATATACCTTATTAATATAATTTTGAGATGCTAAATACTTTGCAGCTTCAAAATGTCCTTTATGAGGAGGTTTAAATTTACCAGGGTAAAAACAAGGTCCTACATCTGGAGATGCTTCTTTTAAAATATCCTCTGCTATTTGCCTTCCTAGTTGTTCGAAGTTAATCATGACGTAATAAATGATTTTGCTTTAGACACAACACTTGACATATCTTGAGTTTTTAACTCTTCTACTTGTTTTTCTATAGTATCAAACTGGTTTGACAATACATCTATTTGTTTATCAACAAGTGCTTTAGATTTTGCTATTTCTTCAGGAGATTTTTGTTTAGTAGGATCTTTTTTAAATGTAGACTTAAATTGACCAGAAGATAAAAGTTGCTCAAAAAATTCTTTTAATTTATTAGATTTATAAGCTTTTTCAAATTCAGATACCATTTTCTTTTCCTCATCAGATACTCCTGTTTCTACTAAATAAAAATTATCGCCAAACATTTTTTTATATGTATCGATATTTTTATATACGTTATTCCAGCTAGATAATACTCCAACAGTGGGAACCTTTCGTTCTCTAGAAAAATTACGAAGGAAACTAACTATGGGATTAGTATATACCATCACCATCATAATATTATATCCAGAATCTTTAATATTAGATACCCTATCTACATTAGTACCGGTTGTATCATATAAAAAATTTTTACCAGATTGAATTGTTTCAGGAAGATCTTTTTTATCAATCTGAACAGATGCTCCTGCTAGATTATTATACATAGGACTGTCTTTGTCTTCTACATACTTATCTGCATTCAGTTCAATCCAATTTTCTTTTTTTAAGTCAGGTCTAATCTGCTTAACAAAAGTAGATTTGCCGGCACCGGCTCCACCTGCCATTATAATAGCTTTTTTGCCTTCTTTTACTTCTAATAATAAATCTAGTAGCTTAATCATACTACCAATAAATATTAATCTGTAAGTTTAACGGTATTAGGTAGAGTAAGTAATTCAATTTCAGACTCAGGATGCATAATCTTATAAGTCTCATAAGTATGTAAGAACATATTGAAATATTCATCAACTGTCTTCTTTCCTTCAATTATTTCCCAACCTGCGCCTTGCATTTTTTTGCCTGCCTTATCTGCCCCTCTTTTAGAAGATTTGAGCCATATGATACCGTTACGATCCACTTTTTGGAGGTATCTTTCTTCATAAGCTTTAGTGTAGGCTGACATTTGTAAGTAGTAGCTTTCATGAACTGAGTTTGATGTTTTGATATCTAATAACCACTTTTCTCCTTTAATATCTACCAATAGATCTAATGTTCCTGAGTATTTATAGGTGTCACTAAACATGAATTCTTCTGACAATAGAAGAGTTGGCTTATAGGTTGTCCAAAAGTCTGTAAAGCCCAAGATCATTTTCCATACATGAGTATGATAATTAACCTTACCATCAGGTTCAATCCATCTAATTTCTTCTCCTTTTAGGAATTTTTCTACGGCATTGTGGACTTGAGTTCCCTCATCGCCAGCGCGACGCATAACAATATCAGCATTATGCCCCATGTCTTTAATCCAAGTTTCGAAAAAAACACCTTTCGGAAAGTAACCAAGAATTGTGGTAACAGACGGATAAAAAACCCCAGGCGACCTTTGATAATATCTAGAATCATGTAATGTAATTTGTCTAAGTTCAGGATCTGTTTCAACGATTCTTTTTAAGAACTTGTCTCGATAGACATTCTTGTTTTGTTCGATCATATTAGTTGTATTTTTTTGAGAAGCAGGTCTCCGAAAGACAGTGGCTTCGCAGTATGTAATAACTTGGTCATATTATTAAAACCAAGGTCAGAAGGATCTTTACCTTCTAATTCTATTAAATAAACTTCTTTTCCTAAGTTAAGAAGATTTTGTGAATAATCTAGTGCTTCTTTAAGAGCATCTTTGTCTAATGCCAAATATACTGTTTTTACTTCAGATTCTACTAATTTCATCATGAGTGATTGAGGAATAGTTTTACCAAATAAAGGAATGGCATTACGTTTAATTGCAATAGCATCAAAAATACCTTCACATAATATAACAGGAATAGACCAATTAACAAAATACTCTAGACCTATAAGTTCTGTTTTATTACAACTTGGAGCATCATATTTACGAGACGGGTCCGGTTCAAATGATCTAGCAATAAAATAGTTTACGTTTCCATCTTTATCATATGACGGGACTATAATCCTATTTCTATATCTTCCTGTTTTACAATATCCAATATTATATTTTTGTATATCTTGAATAGAAATATTTCTTTTCTTTAAATAAGCTAAAGCATGTCTACACTCAAGAGATTTATCTGGATTAGATAATGAAACAAATTCTTCAGGTAGGGTTACTTTATTTGGTTTTGTTGTATCAATCTTTGTATTATCTCCTTGAAAATAGTTTTTCATTTCGATAATCTTTTCAGTAGGAGCATCTACTTTTTTTAATAGTGATACTGGTGTTTTACCTTTAGTAGCTGGATGACATGTCCAACAATTATATTGTCCAGACTTAATATTCACTATTAACTTAGGATTATGATGCTTACAAACTGGGCAATAGAATGCATAATCCATAGTGGTTTTAGATCCTTTTCCTTTACCAAGAACTGTTTCTAATAATCCTAATACAAGTAACTCTTTGTCCATTTATCAAATATAAGACAAAAAAATGACATAAAAAAATATTTATTAAAAAAAATTTTTCTGTTTCAAATATTTGTTGTATATTAGTAAAACTAATGTCGTATACTCAGGCTCTATGCCATAGCTTGGTTAAATTCCATGAGTGAGTTTTAGAATGAGTAAGCATAACGACTACCAGGAGTAAAGACCAATATATGCTTCAGGTATACAAAAATAATTAGTAGTGAAAACCTAAAATAATATCGGCAGTATCCGACGGTTTAGTCCGCTAAAGGATTTTAGATATAAGCTACAGATGAAAAACAAAGTCAATTTCACTCTAAAAAAAGGCTAAATACCTTTAAACTAGCTATTATGCAAGTAGAAGATTTTAAAATAGATGGAGATAAAATAACAGAAGAGCAATTAAATGCATTGTATATT